GCACTTTCTGACAGCGTTCTGAAATTCCTGGCGAACTGCATGTCTTTCTCGACCTCCAAGGGATTGTCAGCGTCAATCCCAAGGGCGATCAACGTCGTCTTGACGGCCTTACCAGCCGCCTTGTCTGCCAACTGCTCAAGATGATCTTCTGTATACTCAGCCATTACACAAATACCACATAAGCGTCTTCCGTGTCTACGGGCGATTCCACAAGTACGATGGTCTCATTCCCGGTTACTGATCCTTTGTACTTGACCTTAATTGTATCAGATGCGGTCACCCCTGTCAAGCTTCCAGTTGTAGATCCGGCAGTAATTATTTGTTGTTCGGCTCCACCGTTCACAGACGCCCAGATACTCGGACCTGAGGTGCCTAGTTTGAAAGAATAGCTGCCTGTGTCCGGGGCCGTCCAGTTGCCCGTGTACGTGTCCACGGAGGAAACCACACCCCAGTTGTGATCGTTCGCCAGTTCAGTAGACTGAGTGTCGAAATCGAAGTAGAGGTCCTGGTCAGCTTCCCGGACAACAGAGTATTCATCTGTGTGTCTGGCGGTGATTGAGATCCGCATCTCGGTAGGGATTACACCGGAAGTATAGCGTAGGATCTCTGTACGGCTGGCCAGGATTGATCCGGTCTTTGTCACAGTCGCATAAGCAACGGTAAACAGTAGAGTGTTGGCTCCGCTGGGATCATTGTACACACGCATGCGGTACTGTGTAGTATTGTTCGTAGGAAAGTCACTGTTGATGTCTTCAGCGTCCGTAGTGAGTTGAGAAGCTTCATCGTAAATTCTCCAGTCTCGGCGATTGAATTCAACTTCAATCCCTTTGGTATCTTCAGTCGATCCGCTTTGAGTGTCAAGCTCCACTGTACTGCTAGGGTATACGGTCCCATTCAGTTCAAGTTGAGACGGCGGATAAGGTTTACGTTCACGGTAGTCAGTGTCGATCTCGATCTCGGTCAAGCCACCATCGGACTCGGAGATCTGAGCAAGGTCACTATCCCGGTAGGGTAGTAGGCGAATATCAACATGGTTGCCAACAGGGAAAGCAGTGTCTGTCAGTGCCCCGTATCCTAGGAGGAAGTATACGGTCGCTCCTGTCGCGTGTGCTCGCTCTGCGGTGTCCATGAGGCCACGGTAGCAGTTGTTCAATTGGACGCCTCCTGTGATGTCTGTGGCCGTCAGACAGCCAACGAACTCGTCCTCAATAAGCACGAGGTTGGTCAGGTCGTTCCCCACCTCAAATTCAGTGACCTCAAGCATCTCGGTAGCGTTCATGTCAGTGGTGACTTGGATAGTGGTGTCGTCAGGCTCGTAGTCAGCCGCCAGGGTCCCAACGAAGATGAACCCGGTCATAAGGCCAGCGTCGTAGAAGTCCCCGGAGGAAGGATCAGAGGCCCCGTTTCTCTGGCGGATCTTGGCACCCGACTCACGGCGGTTCTGGCTCACACCACAGCAGTAGAGCTTATTCTCGGCCACGTACTCGGCACGCCGGGAGATCCCATAGGGAGCCTCAAAGGCAAGCTGATCCGTCGCAGGGAAAGGAATCAGGTTGGTCTCGGGCTGCGTCCAGCTTGAAGCGTCAGGGGCCGCAAAGCTCGGGCTGGCGTAGGTGAACACGTCCTGAACCAGGTCGATGGTGATCGTCGGCTCTGTTGGGCTTCCGAAGTCCACCTTAATGATTCTCATGGGCATGTCATCCACGACGAACTGATCACACTCGTAATCAAAGAGCACGGGCTCACCAACGTAGGCGTTCCAGAACGTTCGGTTGACCTTTGCACGGGCCTTGGCCAAAGGATAGCTGTTAGCACGTACTTCACGCCAGGCCAGACTGTTCGCCAGGTCATCATCACGGACCGCAGGGAAGTTGTACGTCGCAGCAATCTTCCGGTTCTGGGCTTGCATGTTCGCCATATCTTGGGCAATCGCATACCCTTCAGTGTAGTCATTATCCCTACGCTTGTATTGGACACGGACATGATTGGTTGTCCCTTCCCACACTCCACGGCTGAAGTCTTCCAGTTCGATGACTGTATTGTTGTCCACCTTTTTAAGCCCAGAGGTGGAGTAGCCGTCACGGATCAGGGCAACGTCGAATTTTCCGGTCTCGTTGTTCAATCGGAAACGACAGTCCGTCTGCTTCTCGATCTCTTTGATGATGTCCCCGGCCTGCATAGCCTTGGACAGTACCAGGCTGAACCCGTTACCTTCATCATAAAGAGTGTGAGCATGCGTCAACATGTCAGTAGTGTTGATGTCACTTGCTGCGTATCCGTATCCCCAATCGGAGTCGGTCAGGATCTCATACGCCACATGCATGGGATTAGCGTCATAGGAATTGACGGTGTGGTACGATCCTCCAAGTCCGGTGGGAATGCGAGTCACTTCAAATGCCCAAGGTTTGACGGATGTGTTTTCACCGGTCAGGCCTTGCTTGAACACGCCATAACACATTCCTCTATAGGCAGGGCACGGGCTCTGGTGGGTTGCCAGGTAGGTATCCACAGACTGAGTGGTGGAGCCAGTGTAGAACGTGAAGGTCCCCTTGGCGTCCTTATGAGTCAGGGTGATGTCACCGTCTGTCGTTTGGTTACCAGACCAGGCAAGCTCGCCGCCGATCCAGATTTTACGCAAGGCACACGGACCGTGAGCGATACCCATCTGGAAGCCGACATAGTAACGGTATCCCGTGATAAAGGTCTTTGAACTGAACATGGACGTCTTAACCTTCTCTTTAATAGGGACAACCCTAAGGTCACCATACCAAATGACGTTGGGGCCAGAGATCTTGTCTGTTCCCCAAATGATCGGGATGACACGGCCTTCCGTAGCGGTAGGAAAACTGAAGTCGTCCAGGGTGGCCGGTCTGGCATCCTCAATCTGAGGATCAGGTGTCAGTAGCTGTGAAGCGACAAAGGTTGCCGCCCATAGAAGTAGAGTAAACCAAAACATATTAGAGTCCTGTCTGAAAGATATTCTTAGTTGGTACGTAGGGACATCCGCCGAAGTTGATGCTGTTGCTGAACTTCGTGTTGCATGTCGAGATGTTATGATCACAGCCTGCGTATACGTTCACGCTCTTTCCTACCACGTCCTCATAGAAAGGAATATTGAGAGTCAGCACGTCCCCTGTGTGGTCCAAGATCAGGCGGAAGTCAAGAATGCCGTAGGACACATAACCACCGGTGGCCCATGCGGAGCCTTTGGCCGCACTGAGTCCGGTAATCGTTACAGTGTTTGATGCTGCGGAGGCCACGGGACCGGTGAACTTGAACGATGACGCAGAGACCTGGCAGTCAGAATCGAACAGAACATTGTTGCACTGAGCCTGGAACGTCCGGTCCGGGATGGTCTTGTCGAAGGTAGCCGTCAGAGGGATCACTGTCAACTGAGCAGAGTGCCCCTGCGTAGCAAACGATACGGACCTCACGATACCTTTATAGAGCAGATGAACATCCCCTGTCTCTGCCCGGTGATACCGGTAGATGGTCAAGGAAGACAACTGCCCTGGGGCGACCTCGGAGAAGTTGGTTGAATAGGCGTGGCTGCCTGGAATGGTGATCGTCAGGTTCTCCTGAGCCCCGGTGATGTTTCCACGAGAGACCGCCGCCTTGTAGTACGTATCGCCGCCGTAGGAGATCTCCTCCTCCAGCGTGTTATGCATACGCCATGTGGTAGATCCTAGGGTCAGGGCGTATAGCTCGATTGGCTGACCACCAGCTACCGATACTTCATAATCTTCATAGGCCATTAATCAAAGACCTCCTTTGTCGGTACAAAACACTTAGATTGTCCAAGTGCATTATAGTGAGTGATGACGATGTCGTCAACATTAATCCGAACTTTTTCGAGAAATTCTACCCTCTCGATGTCCTCGGGATCGATGTCATACGGCCAAGGACTGTCCACAGTAAGCTGTTCTTCGGATGCGGAGATCTCGGCAGAACCTACAATCGTGCGGGTGAGGATCGTTCCGTCCTTGAGATGCATTCTGAAGTAATCCTTCGGAGCCCGCTGGTAGGCGTTGACCGTGTACCCAATGCTGTCCATGGTGAAAACAGAGGATGTGTTGAGCAGCGTCTGGTTAGGGATCAGGTCCTTGGAGAATGTCGGGATGAAGAACGAGACCTGCTGGCCCTTAAGATAGTGGAGCAATTTACGTAGCTTCCACAGTTCCTCGCGGGTGTTGGTCTTGAATCCCTTGAAGCTACGACGCTTTACTTTATCCCACTGAGAGTGCTCATCGAAAGTGCCAGTGATATTATCAAGGACAAGCACCTTTCTCTCAAGGACCTCAGCCAGGACATTACCGTCAACCATGTTGGGGTCGTCCAGGAAGACCTTACCATCGTATGTGCTCCAGCCACTGGCGTCGGCGATGTCGTTGTCTGTCGCGTCAACAGTCAGCCTTATACTGAAGGTCTGCTGGTTGTACACGTTCTTGGCCGCACTGACTTCGTGGTTGAAGTAAGCCACCATCAAAGGCATGACGTGGATCTTCTTATTACTGCTGGCGTAGTTGTTCGCCGCAGCAGAGTCAAAGGTCAGTGACGTTGATGTCATGCTGTCGATCAGCAAGGCGTCATATGTGAATTCATCCTTGTAGATGATCGCATAACCACCAACATAGAAGTTGGCGTAGTCTGTCGTGTTCACATTAATGGTCAGATCCCCGGCGGTAACATCCGAAGTCAGATAGGACGGCTCATGCCAGGCAGGAGTAGCAACGACCTTAGACTGACGGTCGAACAGAAGCATCTCCATTCTCTTACGGCTTTCCTTGATAGTCATTTCGAACATGGACCGAGGAGTCTTACGGTTGGCAATACGTTGTTCAGTACCGTCAACCGCTTCCAGGATCTTGGTATCAAAGATCAAATGCTCACGCAAAGGAGCCTCAGGCCGGATCGGGAATAGAACGATACGCGAACCAGTGATATAGAACGTGTAGTCTGTCCCATCCTCAGCGTGGAAGGTGTAGCTTGAATCAATAGTGAATCCGCCTGTGGTGTTGATGATACACTGAGCACTCATGCTTCTTTGGCTATTGATTGTAAACGGTGTAGCGGGCACACCAATAATACTGACACCTGAGTCCAGGTTATTCGTTACGCTAGTGATGACGATATCATCAGTGCGGTGGGCATTATATAGCTCCACATCGAACGACTGCTGGCTGACAATATTACCAAGCTCCTGCACCAGCCTGGGCAGCAGGTGAGTCTTCTCGTACCAGAAGTCATGCACAGGAGCACGGTGAACTCCGGACTTGTTCTGGATAGGCTGAACAGGAATATCTTGGGCCTCTTCCGTACCAAGCAGATAACCAGCCATCTCAGTAGGTACTGCCTCACTCCAGCGAGGATCGTGACCTTCATCATGCCGCACCCAGTTAGGGGCGTGGAAATCGATAGGCGTATCCATGATCGTAGCGAAATCATTTGAGTTTGTCACACCCGGTGCTGAAACGAGGAAAGTACCAGAGCCAGACATGGAGGCTTCTGTCTTCACCTTGATAGTAGGTACTACGTCAAAGGTTCCGTCACCTTGTAGTTCAGCATAAGCCCCTTCAACAGGAGAGGAGGCGGTGGCAGAAGTCTTTCCCCATACACGGTAGAGAATAGACCGAGTGCCAGCATCTGCCCAAGTGGAGCCGTCCGTCGAGTGACGACTAGCAAGCCCAGATTGGGCGGTGCCGCTGGCGATGTCAACTGTACCGCTACCGTCGAAGTAGATCACCAGTCCGTAGGTCTTGGATGTTTCTAGCGTGGGACATCCAATTAGCTCGAAGTTCTGCCATACATACGATCCGTATGCAGGTAGGATGCCTAGATCCACTCCAGCAATAGGACTGCCAGTAGGATCATTGCTGCCGTCCAACTCATAGATGGCCAGGTTACCACCATTGGAGTTGGTTCCCTTCATCTTCAACTCAACCTTATCAAGGACGCATTGGTAATCCACTTGGAACGGCAGGCACTTGTAGTAGTACGTACCGAAGGTGTTGCTTGTAGTTCCACTGTCCCATTCATCCTGGACGATGTTAATACAAGGACGGCTACCAAGCCCAGAGGTGTCGCTCCAGGTTCCGTAGGCAAGCTCTTCCAAAGTCTGGCTGAGGATGTGGAAGTTGGCATTGTTACCATCTTCAGAGTCACCCTTGGAGTGGCCGACGATGATGTCCCCTGTCAAAGGCAGTTCGTCGATGGAAGTGATTCCACCGGCACCAGACGAGTCGTCCACATCGTATCGGTTGGCTGTACCAGTGCTGCCGGACTCAGAGCTAATTCTCCAGACCGTTGCATAGTTCGTACTGTTCTCGCGTGTCCCGATATATAGGTCACCGTTAGAGTGTTCCAGGATACACCAACCGTACTTAATACCGGAGATCGTAACAGACCATGTAGGTGTTGTTGTTCCAGCAGTCCACTTATCCACCTGGATAGAAGTAGAGGAAGGGTCACCGATCCCATACAGGTTTGTGTTATGCGGGCTTCTGTAAACACCACGATAGGTTGACGAAGAAGTCTTGTAGTATCTATTCTCTGTGGAAGAGCTAGGGCCGATACCTGTCACACAAGAAACAGAGCCAGAACCACTACCGTCTTCACTGAAAACATACTCACCATTGCTTGGCTCCCAGCAGATATCCCACCCAGCATAGGCTCCAGTACCACCAGACCAGTTAGTAGTTGTCCCGGCCTCATTAATACAGACC